TTCTCACCTTTCTTTCGCATTTTTTCTCCACGTTTTCTTTTCATGTGAATATTATGCCAAAGACCTTTTTCTTCAATCGTATCTTCTTTGATAGGTTTTACTGAGCCAGTTTTAAGTTTATTATAATTTTTCTTTAAAAATTTTTCTGCTTTCTTTTGATCAGTAGTTACTAATATTTCTTTTTCATCTTTATCTAAAACTCGATAATGCATTACTCTACGACCACGAACATCTTTCTTCATCATAGAAACATATGGCTTGATACCTTCTTCCATACTCTCTAAAACAAAATCACCAAATTTATGCATCTTAACACCAGGCAATTTCTTTAATGAATCTTTTGTTATATTAATGCCGTCTTCTTTTTTCACAGCCTTTCTTATAACATCAAATCCAGCAGCGCCACCTTCTTTTTTAAGAACATTATGTACAGTCATCATTACTTCTTTAACTCTACCTTCTTCAATATCAACTTCTTCAAATTTTTGAAACTTACGATCACCAACTAACTTACCATAATCTCTTATTTGACCTGGTGTTTTAATATTAAAAGTTCTCATAGTTTTAATTTGATCTGCTTGATCTGGTCCTTGTGACCAACTATCTACATTTGCAATCTTTGGTTGACCTGGTGTCTCAATAGGTAACTTTCTTTTCTTATCTTTTTTCTCATCTTTTTCAGTTTCATCTTGTTCATCTTCAACGCCCTTTTTCTGTGCGTCTTTAGCTGAATTAATTTCTTCTTCAAAAGATTTAAATGATTTTAATTGATTAGCATTCTTTTGTAATACCAATTTCTTTTTATCAACATCTTCTACTTGTAGTTCAGTATCAATATTATTTGCGGGTGTAAGTTCATTTAACCATGCTTTTTCTACTCCACCATCTTCCATTTCATACTGTACATAGTTTGGTCCTCGTTTAATAATCTTACCTATGTTGCCATTATTAATATTTTCTACCATATCATTCATGTTGAATATTTCGTTATTGTGATAATTTTCTCTAATCATTCTCAATTCATCATCTTCTGGTGCCATAGTCTCATTCACTCCCATGCCCTTTTTTAAGTCTTTAAATAATTTCATAGCGTCCTTCTCCTTGGTGCCTGTGATAAGTCCTTGTTTAAAACTAGTGTAGTCGTTATTCATTGCAAACTCTCTCATTTTACTCGCACTCATTCCTGTAGCGCCAGTAGCATCTGGATCTCTTTCTCCAGCACTTACGACTTCCGTTGTATCAAAGGTATAGTCCTTACCGTTGTATTTTTTAATTAGCCTTTTAAATTCAGCAACCCTATCACTTCCTGCAATCATATAAACATCAGTAAATTTTTTATCAAATCTATTTTTTAATATTTCCATAAATGTACGTTCACTTCCAATTGCTGGTAGTATTTTTATGCCTCGTGGATATACTTTTTTTAAGTAATCCACTTTTTGTTTTACTGTCAACGGATTTTTCTTTTTATCCTGACTTGCACTCACATATAGCACGGGTAGGCCTTTAACCCTTTTTGCTATTGTAATAATTCTTTCTATAAGTTTTTGGTGTCCAATCGTTGGCGGGTTTAATCTACCAAAAGCAAACACCACAGGTGTGCTTTTACCTGTATCTTTTTTTAATAATTCTTTAAGCGTTTTCATTTGGTATCCTTACTCTCAATATTGATTTATCGTTTATTGTAATATCACCCTTTTCATTCTTACCAATCTTTTTTACTGTGATACGTTTGTTTTTAAATTTACCACCTAATACTGTATCACCAACTTTGATTGGTATTTTAATATCTTCTTTTATCTTTCTTGCTTCTATTTCTTTTTTCAACCACATTTTAGCTGTGTAATTATCAATAGGTTTCTTTACTATCTTTCTAATTAGTTTATACGAATCATCTAAAATATTTTGGTTGTATTCATTATTATCAATTACATAAAAATTTTTCATACCAAATACTCTTTGTAGTTTACCCATGTTTCTTTGTATTTCTGCATGACTTTTAAGTGTAATCTCTCTTGGTACTTTTCTGTCTCTCTTAGCATTTCTTGCTAATGCTACATCTAAGTTTGTATTAACAAATATCATATAACAATCATAACCTAATCTTTTCAATGCCGCAAGGCCTGTTTCTATTTTATTAGTATCTCTTGCTGTACTGTCTATAACCAAACCTAATCTACCTTGAATATATAAATCTAATCTTTTTGCTGTTAATCTTTTTGATCTACTACGCATTAAATCTCTAAAGTATTCTTCTTCAGGTGGCATATCTAAAGATAAACCTACTTTCTTTAGTGCCTTTTCAAATGCTGTATCTGAATTAACATTTTTTAAACCAAGACCACCAGTAATATTTTTTGTGACAAATGATTTACCAGAACCAGGACCACCGGCAAGAAAGAATGCCTTGAAGATACCTGGATCGTATAAACCTTCTTTTATAATAAATCTTTCCATTAACCGTCTTCCCAATTCTTTGCAGCTGTAAAGTTTTGAATACTAAACTCTAATCTATCCACAAGTTTTACTGCTTTACCATTCTTATCTACTGCAACATAACCCTCCGGATTTGTTGCTTGTAAACCATTATCTGTTCTTTTAAATGTACCAATACTTTTTGCTTTGTTTAATTTTGATATGATGATACCTTTTGCTGTCTGTAATGTTTTATATGTAGCACATGCAAAGTAAACACTTTCATTATGATTGTCAATAAACTTTAAACCAGCATCTTGTATTAATTGATACTTTTCTTTTGACTTTTCAGTTTTCACTCTATCTACTTCTTTTTGTGTTCTCTCTTTATAAAACTCTCTAAATTTACTTGCTGTTTCTTTTGTACTTGGTAAATCACTTGCGGCACGAATAAAACTATTTAAATATGTTTTTAATTGCACACCCACAGATAAAGTATTCTTTTCTGTTTTTACTTTGTTTAATAATTCTTTTGATTTCTTTAATGAACCTGATGCCATGTTAATAGTTTTTTGTAATGATTGGCTTTCACCTATTGTCATTAATGCATTACCTGATACATCTTTATAACTAGCATCATCAAACCATACATTTGGTGTTCTTCTTAATTTAGAAACGTTAGCACCAAACTTAGCACTTAACTTTTCAAAACTTCTACCCTTATATGTGGTGTGAAAAATTATACCTAATTTACTTCTTGAAATCTTTTTACCAAAGGGTGTATTTTCTGGTACCATATAAACAATAGTATTTGGTTGAAATGAAATCATTGCCTCTTGTTTACCTGTTGGATCTTTATATGATGTTTTCTTTTTAGCAGAAGCTGTAAACATCAAATCACCTTGTAGTATTTCTTTCATACCTAAACCAGAAAGATACTGTAAACATTCTCTTAAAATATTAGCAACAGGACCATCATGATTGTTTTTTATATCTTGTACAGTATAATTAACTTTTGGTGTTTTATTAAATACTGATTTTGTTCCCACAAAAAATTTACCATTTTCAGGACTTGGTCCGCAAACTATTGCTGGTGCGCCATCCCATTTTGTAGTGACATTAAGTTTACTTTTACTATGACCTGCTAACATTTCGTTTAATGCCTCTAGAAAAGCGATAGCATTTTTACCACCTTCAAAACCATTATTGATGATATCATCTTCTAAATGTTCTAGGTGTGTATTTTTATCTTCGTTTAGTAAGTTCATTATTTTACTTTTATCCCTGGTGTATTAATGTATAGTGATTTACCTGCCCAACCACCTGCGGCTCTTGTTCTTGATGTGATTGGTATTGAAACGTTTATACCTAATAATTTGTATTTGAAATTTAAAGTAAATTGTTGTGACTTACCATCATATGTGTATTTGATACCACTGTAATTTTTTACATCTTTGTTTAATAAAAATTCTTTGTATTCTTCATTACTTGCAACGTCTTTTATTGTAGCACTAGATTCCGTGCCAACTAAAAGTTTATAAGGACATGGTGTTGTATCTGCACTATCTGGATACATGTATAAACCTATGGTGTTTAAGAAGTACATTAAATTTTTTGATTTTTTTAAATAAGATCCAAAACTATCAATTAAATTATTTCTAAAACCATAATAGAAATCATCTTTGTAAAAGTTTAATTTATCTTTATTAAATTCTTTTGCTAATGTTGCAAATGCTTTTTTACTAATACTCTCACTAGGTTTTTCTTTTTCAATTTTAAATTTACTTAATGCTTTTTTTGCGTTCTTACCTTTTACAGTTTTTGCCGTATCATTCCACGCTTTATCCA